ATACAGGCTGTAGAGACACTTTCCAAAGAAGTGGACCGACTGTCCAAAAGATTAGATTCACTAGAAAGCCAGCTGGATAAAGGCAAAGGGCTATTTGTAGGAGTTCTTCTTGTAGCAAGTGGAGCTGGTGCAGCAATATCAACATTAATGAATAAGTGGTTTTAAAAAATGGCAAAGTTACCAAAGATTATACAAAATATGCAACAAGGTCAAATGAAGAGGTTAGCAGACGGTGGGGATGCTGTAGATGAATCTGTATCAGGAAAACTTGGTTTAACCCCTAGGGATGCTCCTGCTCAAAAAACAGAATTAACAGCAGGTGAAACGGTAACACCAACGCCAATTGTAGAACAAACAACAGAACAAATTGATCCTATTAATGTGGGAACAACACCTACTACTGCATTATCTACAGCCAGTGAAACAGATTTGTCTGTAGCTAAACCGCAAGCAACGGCTGCTGCCCAATATACAGCATACACCGTACCTAATACTCCAGAGGCAATTGCTGCTCAAGGTACTCTATCACAAGAATCTAAAATTGGAGACATTCAAGGTACAGTATCTCAAGAAGCTGTAGCTGCTGCTGAAAAAGGCACTGTAAGTGAAAAGGCAACTGTTAAGTATCAACTTGGACAGCTGTTTGAAAGTATAAAAACTGGTGAAGAGTTACCCCCGTGGGCTGCTCCAGCTGTAAGAAACGTAACTGCACAGATGCAAGCAAGAGGTTTAGGTGCTTCTTCTATGGCAGCTGCTGCAATAACACAATCTATTATGGAGGCTGGTGTTCCAATTGCTGCTGCAGATGCAAAAACATACGCAACAATGGATATGCAAAACTTAAATAATGCACAACAAACTGCGTTACAAAATGCTATGACTTATGCTGCTATGGATAAGGCTAACCTTGATGCTAGAATGACTGCAGCTGTAAACAACGCAAAGTCTTTTTTAACTATGGACACACAAAATTTAACAAATAAACAACAGTCAAATGCACTATCTCACCAATCACATATACAAAAATTATTTACAAACCAAGCTCAACAAAATGCATCGTTGCAGTTTAACGCCAAATCAGAAAACCAAATAACTGAATTTTTTAACGAGTTAGGTGTACAGGTAGAGAATGCAAACAAAACAAGGGTAGCAGCGATGAGACAGTTTAACGCTGACCAAGGCAATGCTACAGCAAGATTTGTATCACAAATGGAAGATAGCCGAGATAAATTCAATGCTAATATGACAGCACAGATTGATCAAAGTAATGCAAATTGGCGTAGACAAATAAATACACAAAACACTGCAACACAAAATGAAACTACAAGAATAAATGCTCAAAGTTTGTTAGGTCTTTCTGTACAAGCACAAAATCAATTGTGGCAGAGGTACAGAGATGAAGCACAGTGGTCATTGCAAAGAGCAGAATCTGCTTCTAATCGTGCTCATGCTTTTGCAATGCAATCACAGCAGAATGAATTTAGTAGAGATCAGTATGAAACAGAGTATAAAGATAATATGTACATGGATTTAGGTACTGCAATATATAATAAAATATTTGGTTAGGAGTAAACGATGATAAAAACTTTAAGAAAAGTATGGAGGTCAAACTGGGGTAAAGCTGCGTTGCTTGGTGTAGGTATGGTAGGTTATGGGGCTGCATCTAGGGCTGGAGCATTTCAAGGTACATTTTTACCAGAAACTGATGACATCTATGATTTTATAGCTCCTACTGCTGGTAAGACGGGGTTTTTAGCAGATGTGCAAAGGCTAGGTGCAGATCTTGTATCGGCTCCATTTAAAGTAGGCGGGGCATTTGCTGGTAGCGGATATGATTATCTTATGGGAACACCGGGAGCTACTTTTGGTAAATTTAAAAATGAATTAAAAAATGCGGTTGGAGGTGTATTGCCTGATCCTATAAAAAAATATGCTACAGATAAAGCTGGCGAGTTAATTTTTGGATCTGATGGAAAACCTGTCCCATTAGGTAATCAACGTGCTAGAGCCACTCACCCTGCTATAGCTCCAATTAGCCCATCTGGAAACATTGCCATAGCTGCAGCTAGAAGAACTGATCCTTTTAACCCTAACCGAACTGCTGCTCAAGTTTTAGCCAAAGCATACCAAGATAGATATTATAGAGACATAGACCAACAAACCCGTGGAGTATCTAGGGCAGGTCCAAATATTCTTGTGAGAGAATCTGGCAAATTAAAATTTAGTTAAGCACCATATAGGTGTACAGCGTAGAGGACAAACAACATGTTATTAAACCCAAAAAAAATACAACAAGCAAATGAAGGTTCTGTAAATTCTCCTGAACAAATAGATCCATTTGATGCTCCTGTACCCGGACAGTCTCTTACCGATGAACCGGGCAAATGGCCTTGGGATGCACCACCTAAAATGGTAGACCCTGATGATGCTGTGGATTTTGTTATAGGAAGAATAGAGGATGATCAAGATACAAAAGATGACATAGATAAGTTTCTAATGTCTGGAACTCCTGTAGAAAGTATTGTAAACACCATTTCATTTACGGGGTTTGCTGAAGGGTTGTGGAGTCCGGATGTGGCAGAGATTATCAAGTTTCCTCTATCTGCGTATTTTGCTACAATGGCTATAGACCAAGGGTATCCACTTGTAATGTTTAACGATGACAATCCAAAACAAGATGTAAACGATCAACAAATAATAGATAGCTTACGAGAAAATTACCCAGAAGTAGTTGCAGAAATGACAGAAATGCTAGAGCAACCAATGGAGCCTCAAGGATTTTTAGAAGAAGAACCTATGATGTTAGAAGATTTAAGCATGTTGGAGGGTGAAGAAGGTATGCCTGAAGAAGGTATGATGGTAATAACTACAGATGAAGGGGGTATGATATAATGATAAATCCGTTGGTATCAATAGCTGGTGGAATGGTTAGGGCTTATAATGCTGATACTGAAGCTGCTAAACAACAAGCGTATGAACTTGCTCAAATAAAAGCAAAATACGGAGCAGAAGCAGATGCTGCAAATGATTTAATTCCAAAATTATATTTTACAAATGAAAATGGGGAGATGCAATACCCTTTGATAGACGGTAAAAAAATTAATTGGGATTTAGAATCAGCAAAAGGAAATCTTCCCGCTTCATTAGCTTTTGCAGACAAAACATTAGACATAATAGAGAGTGACTATTATAAAAATTTAACCCCCGGTGATAGGGGAAGATTGAATGCTAAACTTAAACCTATTCAATCTTTTGTACGAGACCAAACAACAAAAACCACCGATTCTGGTGTAATTCCTATGCTCAATCCACACGACCTTATGAAAGTTAATTTTAATTCTGATATGTACAACCCCAACAACCGTGTGCAAAACGAAAAATCTGATCCTTTAAATAAAGATTTAATAGGGCAAGATAAGGATGGGCAAATAGTAGGCACTATGATTCCAGACCAATTTTTTGATAGAAAAACAGTTTTAGAATATGCTCAATCAATTATTCCTCATCATACTCTGATAAATACTCAAACATTACGAGATAAAGAACCTATAAGTAATCAAACTGCTGTACAAACATTGTTAGAAATGTATGGACCAGCAGCTTTAGAAACAGCTGCAAATTTAACAAATCTACAATATGAAGTTAATACTGGCCGTTTGGGTGCAACTTCTACAAATACTATTATGGAAAAGGCTTATGAATATTTTCCAGAAAACACAATAGAATCTTCAAAAGAAAGAGATGCATTTTTTCTAAGAGTTATTAGTTCAGCAAGAATAGATAATTTTAATTCTATAGCAAGTGGTTACGACACTACAAAATATGATTTTGAAAAAAAGGCACAGACTTACGACATAAAAGGTAAAAGAGATTTGTATATGTCTACCAGTACTGCCTTTGATAATACAGTACAAATGATTGGCCTTGTAAAAGAATACCAAAAAAAATATCCAAATAGAGCTGTTCCTCTTGGTCTTTTAGGAAAAGGTATGGGTAAAATTGCTAACTTTATTGATGAGGGTGGTGGAGCTCAACAGCTTGTTGAAGTAATGGATTTATTTAAAGCTGCTCTTGGTATAGAATTTGCAAATGATGGAACAGAAGAAAGATTTAAAGCAAAAATGGGAGGTATTTTATCTGATACTTACATTAGAGATGTAGGAGAATTTAGAGCATCTTATGAAGTTTATCAAGAATTTATAGCATACCAAATAGCTGCTGCTTTACAGGGTGGTACAGGTGGTAGAACTATTTCTGATATGGATGTAAAAAATATTAAAGCATCTTTAGGAGAAAGTTTATTTCAAAGTGGTGATATTCTTGTACACAGATTAGAAGAAATTGGTAAGTTCTTAAATAGTATTAATGAAAAAAATCGGTTATTTGCAGATGCAACAACGGTAGGTGATTTACGAGTAGCTCAAATATATAGAGAATATGTAATAGGTACAAAAATTGCTAGAAATTATGGTGTAACTATTAGAGATTTGGATAATGTAGGAGAGCAAGGTAATTACCGAAAAGGAGAATTAAGTTTTGTTGCAGTAAACTTGTTAAATAATATTTATACTCATGCTGATAGAAATATTGGTGCATCCTACAGAAACACTGCTGGTGAAACTTTAGATACACTACAAAGGGGTGAAGAAGTAATAGAAGGAGGCGAAGATAAAAAAATCAATGGTGATAAAGGTAATACTGTAAGTGGTTTTACCCTGCAAGAAATACAAACCATGATGAGTAGTGATGATCCGAGTACAAGTGCAGATGGAGCAGATTTGTTTGATGATTACAACAAAGGAAACTTTGATTAGTAGAAAGGTTCAATAGATGGCAACGATTGCTGACTTAAATAAAAATGAAGCTGTAGATAACAATGTTGTTACAGATAACGTGTTAAATGAACAGATGAAAGCGTTAGAAGTACCTGTAGAAAACCAGCAGGTAGTTGAGAACGTGCCGGTTGAGGAAGCTGTGGTAGAACCAAAAGTTGAAACTGCAGAAGTAAAACCTGAAGTTAAAACCGATGTAGCACCACCCGCACCATCTACATCTGACGCAGAAGTATTATTTGCTGCAGAAGCTCCTGAACCTACAAAATTTGTAACTCCAGAAGATGCAAAAGATATACGTAAAGAATATTTTAAAAAACGAGCAAAGGAAACTATTAGAAAAGCATCTAAACCTAACTTAACATTTAAAGCTTTAAAAGATGATAATGGTAAAATAGTTAATTATGTAATGAAATTATATTCTGCTCCAAATGAAAATGGAAAATCTAAAGTTTTAGACAGGTATGTTGTTAGTGCTGATATACCTAAAGAAAGACTAGAAGAAATATATAGAGTAACAAGAGATCACATAAACAAATTAGATTTAAAAACTTTAGGAACTGCGGAGGGAAGGCCCGCAACTATAGCGAGCTACGTTTCAGATTATATGACATTTGGTCCAGAAAGTATAAAGTACGCTGTAGGTGCCAGTGCTATTATAGCTAACCCAATAGTAGGGGGAGCAGCCGTAGTAGGTACTTTTGGTTTAGATCATTTTTATGATTTTATACCTACAACAGAAGAAGTTTTTCAAGGGGCTGATATTGCACAAAGAGTAGGAATTTTTAAAGGAGTAAAGGCTACTTTTGGTGACGTAGAAACTGCAAAAAAAGTTTTGCAAGACGGTAAAATAAATGAACATATAACAGATGAAAAAGGAAATTATAAACCATTATTGTTATCTGATCTTGCTGATAAATTTGGAAGAAGAGAGGATGTGCCGGCTAAATTGTTAGCTATTAATTTAGCTATAGAAGGAGTTATTTTTCCGACAGGATTTGTAGCGGGTTTATGGGCAAGCAGAAAAGCGTGGGGTGAGGTTGGTGATATTGCTGTTGAATCAGAAAAACTCGTTAGAAGAGAATTGGCAGAAAGGGGCATAACTAGGGCTCCTACAATTTATGAGTTATCAAAAACAATCCGAGTAAAATTAAAAGATTTATCTCAAACAAGAAAAGAGGGTGGTGATAGGATTGCTCGTTTATCAGAATCATTTAGTAGATTTAAAAGAGATCAAATTTATCAAATGAGAAAAGAACGACCACAGTGGTGGGGTGGTGGAGCTCTTGCAGAAGGTGCTTATGGTGGTACAGCTTATCTTTTAGATAGGTCTATGGATTGGCATGTGGGTGGAGGCCTAAACACTGCTGGAGCAATTGTAGCAACATTTACTTCTGGGGGTGTGTACAGAGCATTAGATAATTTAACTAGGGGTATAGGTATTGCTTCTACACATATAATAAATCCTTTTATTAAACCTTTTGGAAAATTTGATGTGGATACTGCTACAAATTTAGCCTATAAAGAGTATGGAGGAAAAGAAGGTTTTGATCAAGCCGTATTGCAAAGAGCAAAAAAAGAAACTGGAGGAGTGGGGCCTGATGAAGTAGATCTTAACAGAGTTGAAAAAGAAATGATCCAAGAGTTTAGGGGTGGTTTATCTTTAGATGGTTTTGCAAAAGTTTTACGAGGAGATGAAAATTTAGCAAATTTAGGATTGACACCAAAAGAAATAAAGCAAGGAGAAAAATTCATAAAATCATTCAGTCAATTATCTCCACTGTCTCAATCACGTATGTTAAAATTTATAGATTATTCTACAAAGGTTGTAGATGGTCTTAGAAATTTAGGTATAGAAAATCCAGAAACAAGCCTCGGAACTTTGTTTAATTTAAATGTTTTAAGAGGTATTGAACCTGATTTATTTGCATTTAAAGCAAAACGATCTAGTTCATTCCGTACTGGAATGTTAGCTCAAGCGGGTTTAGAAGATTATTTTCAACAGAAACAAGAATTAGCAGAACAGCTAGATGAAGTTTTACAAAAAGTTTTATCTGGAGTAAACAAAAAATTAACAACCGGTGAAGGTAGAGCAGAAACTATCCAAACTGAAGTACGTTATTTTGTAAACGAACTTAAACTTATGCAAAGAACTTTAGCAGATGAAGCTGTAGATAGTGCAGATAAATTAGAAGATGCTATAAATTTAGAAATAGATAACTTTGTATTAGGAAACGCTGCAGTAGATCATAGCATAAGAGATTTAATAGCTAGTATAAAAATTACAAGTGGACAAAAAAAAGCTATAGAATTTTTAGAAAAATATGATGCTAAAAGAATAGAAGCAGCAGCTGAAATGAATGATATAGCAAGAGGGACCTTTAATGTAAATCCAATAAAAGCTAAATCTACTAATAGTAAAAATATAGCAAGCATAATAATAGACCAAAAAAATGCATTAAAAGATGCAAAAGATACGTTATATACAGAAGCAAATGCTTTAGATAAAGTTGTAAATGGTAATGGGTTCTATTTTGCGTTAAAAGATAAAATAAACAGAAGTGCATCTCAAGATTTTAGAGAAAATATTGGTGATACACAAAAGGCTTTAGATAATTTGTTTGGTGAAGCAGCTCAAGATTATTTTAATGTTATAAAAAAGGAAGAAGGACTTACTGACACACAATTTAATGATTATCTTAGAGAAGTTTTTAAAGAAGCTAAAATGGAGCCTGCTGAAATAGAACAAGCTATGAAAAGCGAAAGTTTTATATTAGAAACTTTAATGGAAAAAGACATTAGTATAGATGGGGTATCTAAAATACCATCCTTTTATTTATCCGCAAAAGATTTAAGAAATATAGAAAGTGGATTAAATGCAAGAATGCGATTACTTAAACCTCAAATTAAAGATCTAAAAGCTTTTCAACATTTTGGATTACAAGACATAAAACGATCTATAGATATTGAATATAAAAAACTAGAAGATGATCCAGACATTAAATTAAATAGAGAGATATTAAATCAAGCTAACGAAGCTAATGTAAAATATTATAATGCGTTAGAAAGTAATCTTTTAAAGAAAACTTGGGGGACACGAGGGAGGTACAGACCAGAGCCAGAATATATTGGGTCACATGAATATAGTTTACAACCTGAAAAATGGGCTGATCAAATATTTAGTAATCCTGATGATGCAGCAGGTGTATACAGGGATATAGATACTTTATTTGAAGGGGCTGATCCAAAATTAAAAGCGGAATTTGAAGAAGCAATAAATTTACATGCTCTTACATTAGTTCAAAAAGAAATTGTAGAAGCGTCACCGAGAGATCTTGAAAAATTATTAGCAGGTAAAACCATAAATGTTCCTACAGATGATGTAAATGTAACAGATGTGATAGAAGTATTTCAAGAACCAGCAACTATAGGAACAGCAAACCTTAATAAAAAAATGAGAATAATAGATGCATTAGAAGAAGCAAGTATAGATCCAGTAACAAAAAGAAAACGGTTTGATTTTATGGAAGCACGAGATTTTGACACTCGGTTACAGAAAGCTGTAGATCAATCGGATACGTTAGCAAAAGATTTAGTAGATGCACAAACAACAATGAATAAAACAAAAAAAGTTTTAAAAGGAAAAATAAATAACCGAATTAAATTTTTAAAAGATGAAGTGCTTGGTGGAGATTTACAAAAATTAAGCAGATACCAAGCTGATCCACAGAATTTACTAATTGATTTACAATCTGGGGTATTAAAAGATGTGCAAGATAACATCATCTCTTTAAACAATCCTAAAAAACTAGAAAAGTTTAATGAAGCAGTTCATACTTTATTTACACAAGGCTTTATGAATAGATTTGCATCTGTAGGTGATTTAATGGTTAGAGAAGGGGAAAGTAGATCTGTATACAATTTATCTATGGAAAGTTTAGAATTTTTAAAAAGTAATAAAAAAATTATAAAAGACCTTTTTGGTAAAAGAATAAATATAGATGACCTTGTTCTTTTAGCAGAAAATGCTGCTTTAACATCGGCACGAAAAGGTGTTGATACATCTTTGATAGATACACCTACCAAGGGACTTCCTCAACTTACAATAGGGTCATATGTAGGTAGAACTAATGCGGTAGCCCAAGGCCGTACTGGTCTTAAATACATAGGTGCAGAAGCATTGGTTGTGCAAATGAAATCAAATGAAATGGCTTCTATAGCTGGTTTATTATTAAATCCTAAAGCGACAGAAAAAATAGCCGATATTATAAAATCAGGAAAACCACTATCAGGAAGCGTAAATGTTCCTGCTCTTGTGTGGCTCCCACAACTAATGGGAGAATCTATGGCTCTTTTTGAAAATTATTTAGAAAATAAAGAATATATTTCACAAAATCCTAGCAAACTTTATGATCAAATACCGCCAATAGGAGCAGGGGGAATTATAAGAGAAAGAGAATTATTACAACAAATGCAACAAAATATGGGAGGAAACTAACATGCCCGGAAAACACAACTACAAAAAGATGGCTGAAGGGGGCAGATCTGATATGTCTGCTAAACCAGATATAGCTAAACCTGAAACAGAAAGAGTAGCACCGCCTACTCCTATGAGCGATGCAATGGAATTATCCAACGTAGATCCTATGACAGGAAAACAGTATCCTAACAAAAGACAAATGAAATATGGTGGGGCTGTTATGTACAGCAATGGCCCTCGTAAAGTAAGGACATAGAGCATGGCAGAGTCAGAAAGACTAAAAGGTAATAGATCCCCTGTAACTGATTACAAAATAGGTAATGGTGGAGTTAAAGATTTATTTAAATACCTCATGGGAGATAGTGCCACACGCAAAAGCATGAAAGTTGTAAAAACCCGTGGCGGTAAAACTACCGTAGTTAGAAATGGTAACCAAAAAGATGTTATAGGAAACAATGTAAGAAAAGTTGTAGTAAACAGCTCTAATGATGTTAGTAGAATGGCAGGAGATCGTGCTAGAAATATACAAAGAAATATGGCAGCAAGTATGAATCAGCGTGTAGAACCTGCTAGAGTCACCGGAGAAGACCAAACAAATAGAATGCGAATGATGGCAACCTACCCCGGTGCTGTACAAGATGATAGGGGACCTCCCGCCATGATAGAACCTGTAGACGTTCAAGAGTTACCACCAACAATAAGAGCAAGTGAAGGTCCTATGAAAGTAAGGCCACAACAAGGGTATGATAGATTAGCTATGCGAGGAGAAAACGTAGTGGCACGATCAGGACCTAGAAGACGGGCTCCTGTAGAATCCTACCAAAGAGGAGAACCTACTATCCGTGTACCACAGAACCAAGGAGTATCTGGATCTCTTTCGGATGCATACGCTGGTGATCCTGAGTTTGATATTTTTATGACTCCACCCGGTGGGGGCATGGCTTATGGTGGACAAGTAAAACCAAAAAAGAAAAAGAAGAAAAAACTAGCTAAGGGTGGTAAAGTAAGTTCCTACAACTACTAGGACTTACAGAGCTTTCCTACATCTTCCTCTACAGCATGGCTTACCTTCTTAAGGTATTCTACCACTGCTCCTAGTACATGTGTATTTGGGTAATCTTTTTTCCACCCATCAAGGGCAGTAACTAAAGTTTCTCTCTCTACGTAATCTACTTGTGTTATAATTTTGCCGTCTGAATTGACCTTTACGGATAGTTCAAACAGACTTGCTTCAGACATCTTATTCTTCCAATCTTCCTAGCCGGTGAAATAAATTAATCAGGGTTTCTTTTTCTTCTAATTCAGGATGTTTGTTTAAATAAAAAACAATTACCTTTTTAAGAAGAGATGCATCAGCAGGAGCTATGGCAGGTTTATGAACCCGCATTAGATGTCTACCAACTCACACACTCCGGCAGTACAGGCTAATTCCTGTGATCCCTTCGTGTTATCTTCCTTTTCAAAATCCTGTAGTTTGTGCCAGTCTAAAGTTACTGGCATTTTTTTTACAAGTTTCTTGTATTCCTTCTCATCTATATCTTGATACGGGGCCTGTATGTACGTGTGGTCGGAAAAGGGGAGAAAGGAGACACCACTTAGGTATTCAAAATTTTCCCAACACCACGCACCAACAGGCACCCACTCACTTTCTTTTACCGAAATGGTAACGGAAGGCTTATGCTCACACCAATGTTTTGCATAAAGTTTCCATAACTCAAGCTGTTCTATTGCAGACATATCATTCCTGCAAACAGAGCCTGTAGGGGCTTTCATCGGAAAAGAAAATACTGTTATATCTTTAGATTCTTCATTACCTCTAATTTCTGGCTCACTAGGAATACCAGAAGCAATCATAAATTCTGTAAGAGGGTCTTTGTTATCACCTCGTACTGTTCTTATATAATAAGGATTGTGTCTTGCATGTATACCACTAGCACTATCTACAAGTTGACTAACAGTACCCGATGGTTTAACACACGTTATGGCTGTGCTTTGGTTTATACCAAATCTCTCTGCCCAATATTTATTAGCTTCTATAGCAACACCACGCAAGGTTTCAAGTCGTTTTTCTAATCCACTTTCCTTGCCATTCAGTAGAGAACAATCCATGATTCCTGTAAGGGATACACCAAGCAATCTCTCTTCTTCTGTGTTATTCTGCCACCTTTTACGAAGATAACCAAAGTTTGTAAAGGTAGATTGTATTGTACCTAACAGTGTGGCAATCTGTATCTTTCTTGTAAGATTAGCTACGGTATCACCAGAACGCACTACTACCTCTGTAAGATTACAAAACTGATTAGGTCTTAGTATAATCTCACTACAAGGATTAGTTCCAAAATCCCAATTAGCATCTCGCCTACCATTCTCAGCAGCCTTTGCCTGTGCAGAAGATCTGCTAAATATACCCCGTTCTCCTGACTTACTCTCGTACAAAGACATCCACTCTTTCATAAAAATTCCGGCATCTGGCTTTTCTGTATAGGCTGCAGAATTATTAGCCATAGCTCTTTGTGGATTGTCCTTCCACCATTCACCCATTTTTGCTTTACGAATACGTTGGTCTGATAAATTAGATAAAGAAATAAGAGCAGATCGCCTAACTCCACCCACAACTACAACATCCCCTGTTTTACAAACTATATCATGGCATTCCATAGAGGACAACTTCCTACCCCGTGCATCTTTAAATTTATTAATTGTAAAATCAAACAAGTCTACTAGAGGCTGTGGCCCACTTGCTCTACCACCAAATGTTTTTAATCTAGCACCTGCAGGTCTCACTTTTGACACATTAATTTTAGGTATTCTAGCTGTGTACAAATAGGAAATAAGATCTCTAAATGCTTTTGCCCATCCTTCTTTAGAATCAACAACAGATACTACATCTTCTGTATGTTCAAACTCTTGATTAGGTATAGTGGGAAGTTTATCCGCATATTGCCTCTCAACAGAAAAACCTACACCTGTACCATTAAGTAGTATGTACAGTACTTCATCAAAAGCTTTAGGATTATCTATTGGTATATACGAACAGTTATACCCTGAAATGTTTTCTCTTTCTAATGCTTTGCCAGCCGTCATCAATGCCCTCATACTAGGCATTACCTCCAATGACAATATTGCCTCTTCCATATCCTCCCAAGATTTTTCATCTACATTCTTTATGTTTTCTTTAAAGAAACTAATAAGCCTATGAACCGTTTCATCCCAACTTTCTCTTCTACCTTTGTTTTCTAACCAACGTGAGTATCTAGACATGTGTATAAATGCTTGATATTCTGTAGGTAAATAATTTCCCCCCAATAATGATGCCATTTACTTTTCTCCATATTCTAATTCTAATATTAATTCTGCATAATGTATAACTTTTCTTATATCTTCTGCCCCGTTTTTCTTCCTATGACGAGAAATGTACTTTACGATGTTTCCTTCTAGGAAGTCAAGTTTATTTTTAGAAATATATTCTATGGGCATAATTTCAAAGTCTATATAATGATTGCCACCCACCTGTCTACCTTTTCCTCTTACTGATTGTTTTATCATATCATCGTGAGAGTCATACTGTTCTCTTTTCTTCATTTTATACTCCCATGCTACATAATGTAATTCCACCTAGAATTATTACTACTATTAATATTGCTACTAATTTACTCATCTGTATCTTCTCCAAACAATGATATAATGTTATCTTTCTGTTTATGGGTTGCAGTAGTTCTTCTATCCATAAGACTATCCGTTACAGGAAGTTTAGTCACACGTCTCATTTCATCTAATACAACACTCTGTCCTCTTTCTTTTATCGTGTCCATATCATTTGCTAATAAAGATAAAACACCCCTAGAAAGAACATAAGATAAATCTACATGATTAGTTCCCATTGGGTGAGTATCTACTACAGCAAGACTAACTCCATCTTCTCCATCAGATTTAAGAAGTATAATATACATATCTCTAGGAAATTTATCCTTGTATGAGTTTAAATCTTCTTTATTCATCTAACCATTCCTGTGGTAAAAATCCTTGACACCATTTAAAACCATACCTCTCACACCATCCAGAGTATGTAGTTTTAGAGCCCTTATACAATTTGTTACCTGCTCTCATAAACAAAAATCGTATGTCTATCTCTGGATGCTGTTTTTTAATTAACAAGTGCTTGCCTCTGTCCGCTGTAGTGAACAGGCCCTTTGCCTCTACAAAGAAGTTTTTACCTACTATAGTAAAGTCAGGATTATAAGTAGAATGCCTAACATAATCTATTTTCTCCGATTCATATTCAAATTTTACATTGTTTCTATTTAAAGCCACTGCGATAGACAACTCAAAGTCTGATCGGTAGCCGTGATGTCTTAGTACCATTATACCCTCGGCATGTTTTTATATAATATATCCTCAAACTTATCATTAAAATACTTGAAAGTTTTTGGTGCACTCTCTCGTAGAATGCCTCGTTGTTCTTCTATGCCTGTCCAGTGTAATACTACTAGGCCATTTCTCATTTTCGCTTGTGTAGCTAATGTATCTAGGTCATGGTCTATTTTCTCCTTATGTTCTTCAAACCTATCATCATCCCAAGGTTCATCTAGGTCAAATGTTTTAGTCATGCGGATTGGTATGCCATTAGGTCTGTTGCGTAGTTCTTTTACAATACTATCACCACCAAATGTTTTATCACACTCTTGGTAACCAAAATGTACACCTTCATTGATGTAGCTATCTCCTATGGTTACTTCAGTAGATAAATAAATCATACTTCTATTTCTCTCTTTTTTAATTTCGTATACCAAACCAATGGTCGTTGTGTTGCTTGTGTTCCTACCTTTTTATGCAACTGTGCAGTAGGCCAACACTGTATTTTATAATCACAATAGCCACATACAGTGTGCATAACTCTGTTTCCTGTAGCAATTATCTCACCTTTTCTTTTTCCGTACTGTACACGGAAAGTTTCTTCTTTGTCTTTAAATTCTTTCTTTAATGGCTTATCCTGTATCATTGTTTGTGCATTAGACTTTGCTTTTTCCAATTGCTCTACAGAATCTTCCTCTTGATAGTCTGGTGCTTCACATACTGCCCATTCACCAGAGGCTTTATCAACAACTATCCACCCACCAAAATCCATGTTCTTTGCTTTGCTGTACAGGTAACCCTGCATAAGATAGCCAAATGTATCATCTTCTTTTACTTTATTGTACCCACCAAATTCTCCACCAAACTTCTTAGAGAATGCATAGGGTGATGCAGATTTTATATCCCACACCTTACCATCTATTACAACATCTAAAGTACCACTAAGTTCACATACATCTAAATCTAACTTAACTTTCTCTTGTTCTGATTCTATATTTACTCCTGATGATTTTAACACCACCATAGCAATAGCTTCTATAATATCACCAAAAAGAAATCGCATAATAGAATTATATTGTATCTCTTTTGGTGAACCATTTTTGTCATGCCACTGTTGGCACATAGGTCTGCCCAAGCCACTCATACGTAAAGAGTACCCACCTTTGCCACGAGACAACTGCTTAACTAGGGCATTCCCACAGTCATTCTTAAAATTTTCTAAAAGTTCAGGGTCTAGATCAATACCTTCTTTAGTGGCACGATCTAGTAATCCCTGTACTTTCATAAGAATAGGATTAAACAAAAGTCTTATCCTGTAGCTTCAAGAGTATCACCAAAGTCAGACAAGTCTCCAAGTTTGGCATTCTTTTCTTTTTGCTCCCTCCACTGTGCCATCGTCTTATTGTTGATAGCTTCTTTCGTTTCAAAGAACTTGGTCATCAATTCTTGATCACCTTCTTTTATATCTACTGACTTAAGAACAGACATAGTAGGAACGTAATAAGATGCACCTCCCATTTTCTTTCTCAACGTAGTTACTTTGTTTACCACAGTACACATGATTTGCTTTTGTCTAGCAATCATTTTTATATGGTCACTTATCGGCAGAAAACTTGATCCACGAACATACCATACAGAAGGTATTTCTTCTGGCATGTCCACTTTATTTCCTTCAGCATCTACAGGATCAACGAGCTGTACTGTATTATACAGAACTTGATTACATTTCACACTTTTGTGTAATGCCATCTCAGGACTGTCTTTTGGTAAAGCATCTGCTTGATCTTTAGTCAATCTACCACAACGCATGTTACCTTCTGTGTCATAAAAGTCAGCACTTAAAGTCGGTGCTTGTATTGTTTGACAACCAAAAGTATTTTGATCTGCATCCCATCTGCTATAGGTATACAAACGATAGAAGATTCTAACATGTGCTTCTTTAGCATAGGCAGTAACAAGACTTGGTAGTTTTAAAGCAAACTTACCACGAGAGATAGTTCGGCCCTCGCTGTCCTCTTCACTGTGGTTAATAGCAAGACGAGGTAGCCCCTGATTATTTTCGGAACCACTAACCTCTTGTCCAGTAAGTGCAGCAATTTCTTCCACTGACATATTTTTTAGTGAAGGTACCACACTTGCTTCTTTTGTTACAACGTCATTAGACATCATACTTTTCTCCTCTAGTTTAGAGTGTTAAGACTTCCTCCATGTTAAGCCAATCTTTACCAATCTTCAATTCAATACCAATAGGCATGTCGTAATCAATATTGTATCTCTTCTTAGCCTCAGACTTTATACTCAACATGGACTCAGCCAAAATATCAATCACCTCTTTCTCCTCTTCAGGAAACACGTCAAGGACAATTGAATCATGTACGGTATTACATACTACAGACTGCATACCCTTGTCAAATAAAATTTTTCTTAAATTTATAAGGGCAAGTGGTAACAGATCTGCAGTAGCAAATCCTTGTACAGGATAGTTTTTTATGGCGGTAGCGTGAGTAGAACCCCCATGAAAGTTCCTACGAACATGAGGAAAATGATAAACCCTACCAGAAGGAAGGGTGATCTTCTTCGTTTGGATGGCTTCATTTTGTAAAGCGACATGCCATCTAGCAACAGCTGAATATCTGGCCTTGAAAAGGTCGTAGTATTCAACTTCTTTTTCTGTTCCATATGTACCTCCGTATAATGGTTTAAATGTGTGTGCTTTTGCTTCCTGTCTAGAAACACCTAATGTTTTAGCAGAGAAGCTGTGCACATCAAAACCTTTCTGTACATCAGCATACACCTGCTCGTCTTTTGCAAGAAACCCTGCAACTCTAAATTCTAATTGACTGTAATCACCTTCAAGTATTTTCCCATTGTCCCAACGTGATACAACACACTCCCGTACAGGAAAGGTTGTACCTCTCGGCATGTTTTGAAAGTTAGGGTTACGAGAAGATAATCTTCCTGTAGCAGTAACGCACTGCATGTAGTGTGGATGAATAAAACCTTTGTCATCCAATCCTTTTTCTATACCGTCAACAAATGTTCTTAAGTATGTACCTATAGCATTATACTTTATATAAGAACTAATAAATTTTTTCTGTTCATCGTTAGCAGACATAGCCAATACTTCTAATGTAGGCCTATCCGTTTTAAATCCATGTGTGCTCACATCATAGGCATCTCTTGGCACCAACTTAAATCCGGCAACTGTTCCTGTAGATTTAAATACAACCCCTTCCGCCCCACACGTTTTACAAATTCTTTTAGCTTTGCCAACTGTACCGTCTTTCTTTAGTGGGTTAAAATACCCCCTACCTTTACAGGAAGAACATTGGTGTGATTCTGTATGGGGTACAACAGTAGTATATGTTCTTACCTTTCTGACAAAATCATCTTGCTTGTATTTTCTCACTCGTTTCTTTCTCTTGGTGCTACCATATTGTTCATAACCTAAATTAAATGTACTCGCCCACAATTTCTTATCTGTCACTGCTCTGCTGTACAGGACTTTAGATCTATCCTCTGGACTGTCTAAATTTATAGGGGTATCACCCATTGTACGCTTAACTTCTTCATCAAGAAACTCGTGTAACTCATTGTATTCATTACGATATTGTTCTCTAATATTTGTCAAAGCATCTACACTAACTTTCATGCCAGTATTTTCCATTTCGGTAAGAATTTGACACATCTCATTCATTAGACTAACGGTAGGTGCAAGGCCATTGGAAACATCTTTTTGTTGTGCAAGGTACAACTGTTTTGTTACCTCTACATCTGCTCTTCCATATTCCTCTACAATGTCCCACGGAATTTTGTCAAATGACACACCGTCTTTCATGTACTGCTCTGTTAAATCTGTACGTTTTTCATCAAGATCATATCGTTTTACCGATTCGGCAAGAGACAACGCAACTTTATCACCACCATGTATAACATACTCAGCTATCATAGTGTCATATAGTTTGCCTGTATAGGTAAAGTTACAAGCAAGTAACCACTTAAGATCAAACTTAATATTGTGTCCTACTAATATATCGGTATCATCTAAAACTTTCTGCAGTGTAGCAAAGCCATTCTCTGTAGGTTCTTTTTCTGTGTGTGTAAAACAAAGGTAACCTGATTCGGAATCTATAGTGTCATACCCAACAGATACTAACATGTTTCCTGTATAGGGATCAACATCTAGTTTACCATCGTTGTCCTTTTTAAATGTTGTTTCTATGTCAAGAACAGTTACTGCCATTACACCCGCACAATATTTTGTTATTATCATGGTACCCACACCATGGCCATATCCTCTCCACCCCAAGTACCTAAACTAAAAAAAGTTTCTCTCGGATGAAACTCTACGGCCATACCATAATTTTTATAACCCCAAGCAAATGGTATAAAATCTTCTAAAGAAAGTCCAGAAGAAATAATTTTATCTTTTAAATTAGCTACTACAGGAGGGATTCCAAGAAGTAAAGAACCAATCTCCTCACCGTTTATGTCGTATTTAATTTCTCTAGGATGCCTATAAGAATAAATGTGTTCTAGTTTACCCGTTTTTGGAACATACTGCTCCCATGATAAATTATCATTAAAAACACTAGGTGCCGTTTCTTCATAATAATCTGTAAGTTTTCCTTTTACGAATTTAAAATGATTATAATTTTCATCAGAATATGTAAAAGAATCAAACTTTTTTTCGTCAACAATAAATACAGAATGACTATAAAATATTTTTTTAATGTGTATTAAATCTTTAATTTGTTTAATTTTATAAAACTTTGCAATTTGTCGCAGTTCCGCCATAACATCTTTATGTAATTTCTCCTGTATAATAAAGTTATTACGTATCTGTCTACCTAACAACAAAGGTTTTCTTATTTCATATTGTTCTTTACAGGACATCTATTGATCTCGCAGATTTTGCTACACTTTCTATAATGTCATATTTGCCACTTTTGTAATTTTCGTATTTGGATAAGAGATCATGAAATTTAACTTTAACATAATTATATACCCTTTTGTCAAATTCCTCTTCTGTTATATTTTTAATTCTTTCAATATCAAAATCCAGTTTTTCTGAAAAACCATTGTAAACGGACATGCCCTCACACCAATATCTAATGGATATTGTAGAGTCTACATAATCAACATGAGTTATTTTATAATTAAATTTCATCCTCTACCCCCCTGTACAAAAAGATAGGTGTTCCTGCACCCATCCACGCACCAACAACATTAAACTCAAAATACTCCATAGCCTCTTCATCTGTCATTCCATCTTTCATAAGTATGTCTATACATTTATCAACATCGTAAACTAATAGGTCAGGTTGTGAACATCTTCGGCCTAAGCCTAATATCGCACCATCAAATCCATCAGCTTTTAATATCATAACTCGTATCTTGCCCTGTATATATCAATGGAGCATGTCACTGTCCCATGCCACCCGTTAAGTTTATTTTTAGATATACAAAGATGTCTGATATAATCTTCTTCTTCACCAAAGTTCTTTCCTATACCTATGATAATGTCAGCTTCGGCAGCTTTTCCTGTCCTACTATTTTCTAGCATACTAAAGTCAACCTCTTGTCTACCCTGTGCATCGTAGGATGCTTGAGACACCGACCAAAATAATACTTGTTGTTTCTTAGCTATTGTTCTTGCTCCTTCATACAATGCTCGTAACTTTTCATCTGTCCTAGCAAAGTTACCATTGATGACTACTTTGTCAAGTTGGTCAACCATTACCACATCTGGCTTATGTATGTCAATAAATTTTTCTATCTCTGATAAAGTGATACCTCTACCCTCTAATAATTTTAGGTTAGGTTCTATATCACTCTTGTACACATCCATAGAATCTTCTAGGTTCTTTTTCATCTCATCAATAGACCGTTTAAGGTATGCAGAGAACACTCTACCTTTTACTAACCGGCCCGGCTCTTCGTTAGCAAAATAAGCTACCTTGAATCCCTGTCGGATATATTCTGATACCAAGTATGTACAGAATGTTGTCTTTCCTGTCTCTGGCCTCGCAAAGATAATACCAAGATTACCTCTACCTGCACCACTTATTCTGTCAGCCAACGATTGTAACTCAAACTTAAATTCAAACCCTTGATCCCAACCATCTATATAATCTTTTACATCATCTTTCACTTCCTGAAAATTCCCTTCATCTTCTGGTGCTTTCTCTATGGCAGTGTCAACTAAAGCTCTCAGTACAGTAAAGTCGTCACTGTTGCCTAACCAAATGTCAGCAGATAAGTCACTAATTTTATGGGCTTTGTCTTTCTTCCAGAAGTCAATGATTAAATCTTTTAGAATGACCTTGTTGCTTGGCATAAATTTGTCAAGTTCTTTTATTACATCCTCTATAGGTTCTCTGGATGATTCTGGTAACGCAGGGTATTTATTTCTATGTAATTGTATCAGTGTATTTATGTCAATGTCACTTTCATACTTTTGTTGAGCAAAACTGATAGTGTCAAAGATAGTGCCTACACCATTGGCAAACATTTCTTTTGATACAACCTCTACAGTATCTTTGTAAAACTCATGTGATAAACATGCTGATAATATTTGTTTCTCAAGCGACATTAAACTTCTCCTTTATCTCTTCTTCACTCCACCTCTTTATGTCTCTGTCTAATAACACTAACTTTGTCCGCACATGGATAGACAATTCATGTACTATTTTCATTGCCTTCTTTGAAGCATCCTTGTCTAATGCAACGGTAACAAGTTTATAATGCTTAATGTATTTTAAATAATCTGTCAATAAATTTGTCCCCATTAAAGCCATACCATGTACATTAGCTAATGTCAACGCACAAGCAGAAGCACAGTCCTCAACGATTACAAGATAGCTACTGTCATTGGCCGTAACAAAAGGAACACGAGAAGATGCATACCTCTTCCACTTTGGTTTAGAATTTGTCAGCGATCTACCCACAGCATCAACTAAACTTTTATCTTTGTACACAAGAAACACACAACGGTCTTCCTTAACATCATATCTTATATTGGCAAATCTATTTTTGTAAGCATGGTAGGATTGTACAGATTTTAAATAGTCAACAACTCTTTGACTGCGGTCTATCCCCACCCACTGTTTGTTATATACAGATAGATCTACTCTGTTAGGTTTTTTATCTTTTGCCACAGACGATGTCTGAGCAAGATTGCCTGTTTTTGTAGTCCCTCCAACTGAGCAATCAGCATGGTAGCAATTATACAACAACCGCCCAGAAGTATGAGTAGCATTGAAAGTATTTTTACGAAAACAAACAGGGCAATCGCCTCTATATGTTTCATCAACAGGTATAGACAATGCCTTAACAAATGAAGCAACATCAATGTCTCCTCGCATGGTAATCTCCTCGTGTATCTTTCTCTCTACATTACTAGTAACTTTTTTAAAAAACTATGTCAACAAAAAAAAGTACTTGACAAGAAAAATTTTTGGCGGTACTAATATATAACCCTATAAGGAAACATATATGGAAGACCTTAATAAAAAGGTAACTGAAATGTTTATTAAAGATTTACTTGACTTGTACAATAGATATGTACTATTAGGTATATCTAAGATAGATATGTGTGGTATTATAATAAATACCTTAGCAGGACTTTATTTAACAATGACTTATGAACTAGAGGAGAATGATGAAGATGAGACTATACACTGAAGCATTAGTAACCCCTGTAATTAAGAACATGGTGGGGCAAAAAATATTTAAAGCAAAGTTTGTCAAAAAAAATGGCGAGGTACGAGAGATGAACTGTAAGTTAGGTGTGAAGAAACACCTTAAAGGTGGCATAAATGTCAACAACAGAGATAGATACCTAACTGTATATGACATGAAAAGTTCTGGGTACAGGAACATAAACCTTAATACTATTTTAGAAATAAGATGTGGTAACAGGATGATTAAGAAATTTGTAGGCAATACAGGAAATGTTTATAACCTTGTGGATATAGAATAATGGAAATATTATATTATGCGATAATTGCTTATTGTTTAAAAACTTGTAACACTATGGAAGACATGGACAAGTATATAAATTTAAATCCCATGAACCATGATGAATGTTTATTTACTTTAGATAAAATGGCGGAGCAAGAAAAGAAATTGCACCCTGTACTAGTTAATAGAAATATTGGTGTGCTTTGTGTTAGGCAGAGTTTAATGACCGATAGAGATATTGCAAAATATCAGGTTTGGGGAGAAGCCACATAATTTACTTGACAACAATAAATAAGAGGAGTACAACATATGAACACTTTTTCAGAGTGGATAAATAGAGAGCTAAAACTTAAGGAGAAAGAAGATATGGCTAGAACAAAAAAGAAAGAAGTGGAAGTGCCTACTATTACCGACTTACAGTTGGTGCTTACAAACCGAGTTAAGAAACTTGTACAGGATATTGAGGAGAGTGGAGTAGATTACATCACTTACTCTGATGTGTCTAAACTTGACAAGGCCTTTGATGATGTAGTAGAAGAAGCAAATCTAAAATATCAGCAAATGACTATAGAGCATGGTGAAGATAAAGGAACTGTTCACAGAGCAATTTGGAAAGATATAGTCAGAGCAGATCACCCTAATATTTATGTAGAGAAGGATAATGATGATGACTGAAGAAAAAAAGAAATACCATAAACGCAGAGGAATGTCAGAAAGAATACTTGATGTATTATCAGACGGACATTGGCATTCTGTACAGGAAGTGTCAAAGAGAATTGGCTATCTTGAAACAGGAACATCAGCGGGAATAAGAACTTTACGCAAGAAACCATACGGCAAGAAAAATGTCGTTGGTAAATGGTTAGGTGGTGTATATCACTACCGACTAGAAGAAGGAGAGTATGGTGAAAAACCTTTATCATATGATCTAGGAAAAACAATGGAGGTAGATTTAGTTTAGAAGTTTTTATACAGGGTTGACGAAAGATAAGGATTGTCAATTAAATAATATCCTTGAAGGATCGCTACCTTCCGATAAGTTACCTGTATAGAATAAATTTTGTTGGTTCAGGCATGAAAGGACACAGGATGTCAGTACAGGCTAAATGATTAAAATTATACCTGTCTCAGTGAATTGACACAAGGAGTATAAAATATGCCAACAAAAATAATATAGGTGTGTTAGGTAATTCTAGGTAAATACACTTAATAAGAAATGAACTATTTGCAGACCGAGTTCTTGCCTATATAGAAAAG